GCCGAGGCACTGAACGCAGCAGGCAAGGAAGTGAAAATCCGCCGCCTTCCCACCGCACACGGAACCAAGGCAAACCGCTACGCTGACCGCATCCGTGGGGGTTCCTCCCGCGTTCGCACTGGCGCAGGTTCCCGCTCCGTGCATCAGAGCACCAAGGCGACCGCCCTGGGTGATGTGCGCTGAGGCAGTGCTGGGTTCGTGATCGGCAGTGCCCCCCTACGGGGGGGCGTTGCGCGGCGGCGCGTGTGGCTAAAAACACTAGGTACCATTAAGCTATAAAGTCTTGCTTTGGCGAGGTCTTTATATAACTCCGCACTTTTCTATATAAAACAAAAATGGAAATAGGTATAACTTCTATGCAAAAAAATCCCGGAGAAAATTTGAGCACCGTAGAGGTCGATCCTGTAACTGGTGAGTATGTGATAAAGGTGCCCGAATGGATCATTTCGGAATTTGGTTGGTTTGAGGGTACAGAGATCAATATGGAAGTAGATGGTGATAGTATCGTAGTAACCGAACTGTAGTATAGACAAACGTTCTATCTCATAGTATAATTACTACTGAATCGATTCAAATTCAAACTTGACTTAAGTTATGGCAAAAGGATTTACAGTAAAAGCAAAATCCCCTGTTAGTAAGAAACCTGCAGAGGCGGAATGGGATTATGCGAAAGCAAGAGAGATGGTCAAAGGAAAGACCGTTGTATTCTGTCTCCCAGGTCGCGGTGTTTCATACACCTATCTGAAGAACTTTGTGCAACTGTGCTTTGATCTAGTACAGAACGGAGCATCTATTCAGATCTCTCAAGATTATAGTTCTATGGTGAACTTTGCACGTTGTAAGTGTTTAGGTGCAAATGTTCTTCGTGGTCCTGATCAGAAACCTTGGGATGGTAAGTTGCAGTATGATTATCAGTTGTGGATTGATAGTGATATTGTATTCAACACTGAGAAGTTCTATCAATTGGTATTGATGGATAAGGATATTGCATCTGGTTGGTATTGTACTGAAGATGGTCAAACTACTTCTGTTGCACACTGGATGGATGAAGAAGATTTCCGTGGCAATGGCGGTGTTATGAATCACGAAACACTTGAAAGCATTGCAAAGCGTCGTAAACCATTCACTGTTGATTATGCAGGATTTGGTTGGTTGCTGATCAAGAATGGTGTATTTGAACACGAAGGTATGCCATATCCTTGGTTTGCTCCTAAGATGCAGGTCTTTGAATCTGGTGAAGTACAGGATATGTGTGGAGAGGATGTAAGTTTCTGTCTTGATGCAAAAGAGGCAGGATTTGAGATTTGGTGTGATCCTCGCATCCGCGTTGGTCACGAAAAAACTCGCGTTATCTGAGTAAATGAAAGAGAAGTATACAATCCTCCTCAAGGGTAAAGTTCTTTATAAGGGGTTGACCAAGGAGGAATACTTTGATATTATGGAGGACCTTTCGATAGAGTATTATCAGAAAGGCACTCCAAGACCTCAAGATCTTAAAACAAACATCACTAAGTTCTAATTATTATGGCACGTTCAAAAGTCGGTCTCTCTGGTGAGAAAATGATCGAGTCAACCCCCAAGAAGACTCGTCAGGGGTTTGGCAAGAATACAAAATATGCCGCTACGTCTCGCAATAATGCTAAAAAGAAGTATCGCGGACAAGGTAAATAAGATTGAATGGGGTTTAAACGCCCCTCTTTTTTTACTCGTATAAAAATGACTGAACCACAATCTGATTTCTTAGATAATCTTGCGGCAAAACAACACGAAAAATTAATTCGTGAAGTTGCAGGAGATTACAAAAATACTGATGAAGAAGAAGGTCCACAAGACCTGGCAGAGTAAATAGTTACTCAGGGATAGTAACCCCTCAAAAAGTTCCGTTTTTAATCGAAAGGAGCACCAATGTCAAAGTATCACGTAGACCGTGACGCAGAATATATGTACCGTATGTGGGGCACCACATCATTGATTACAGATTATTGGACCAAACCACATAAAACAAGTGATGCAGCAGAGGAATTAACAGAGGAAGAGCAAAATCAAGAGTAGGGGTATAAATAAATTCAGAAAAATGTACCATTTCAATGGCGTCTCGGAAGGTTTCCAGAGCATTTAAAGATATTAGTTTTTCCTTTGATCCACATCCTGTGACAAAGGATCTTCCTATATTGGCAAATGAACGTGCAATCATTAGATCAGTACGTAATTTAGTTGAAACCATCCCATCAGAGCGTTTTTTTAACACAAGTTTAGGCTCCGACATTCGTGGGAGCCTTTTTGAGTTTATAGATGTTGGTACTGCACTCGTTATAGAAGAACAAATTCGTAATACAGTTACGTATTATGAACCAAGAATTGATAATTTGAAAATTCAGGTTAATCCACAACCTGATAATAACGCTTTTGAATGTAATGTGTTCTTCGATATTGTTGGTTTAGACCTCCCAACGCAAAATTTTACATTCTTACTAGAGGCAACAAGATAATCAATGCCTTATACTCAGTTTACTAACCTAGATTTCGACCAAATTAAGGCGGAAATCAAGAATTATCTCAAAGCAAACTCAAATTTTACTGATTTTGACTTTGAAGGTTCTAATTTTTCAGTCTTAATTGACACGTTAGCGTATAATACGTATATCAATGCGTTTAATGCTAACCTTGTCGTTAATGAATCCTTCTTGGATGGTGCTACAGTACGTGAAAACGTGGTCTCATTGGCGCGAAATATTGGTTATACACCACGTTCTAAGAGTGCTGCAAAGGCAAGCGTTACTTTTGATGTACAAGTGGGTAGTGGAACCAAGACTTTGGAACTTAAACCAGGTTTAGTTGCTGTTGGACCCTATGATAATACCACTTATCGCTTCTCAATTCCAGAAAGTATCACTACAAATGTAGTAAATGGTGTTGCAACCTTTGGAACAGCAGATAAACCCATAGAAATTTACCAAGGAACACTGTTATCAAGGCAATTTAGTGTTGATACATCAAGAGATCAACGTTTTATCATTGATAATCCCAATGTTGATACTTCAACAATCAGAGTTTACGTTGGAGATGTAAGTTCTAGCACCACCGGTAGAGAATATAAGTTAGTTGACAATATTTTAAACATCGATAAAGCATCTGAAATCTTCTTATTGCAAGAAGTTGGCGATGAAAGGTATGAATTACTGTTTGGTGATGGATATTTTGGAAGAAAATTAGAAAATGGTGCAATTATCACAGTAAATTTCCTAATTACTGATGGTGAAAGTGGAAATGGTCCTTCTGAATTCGATTTTCAAGGCAATTTAGCGGATGATAAAGGAAATCGTGCGACTCCTACTGCTGGAATCACCATAAACACCGTTCAGAAGGCGATAAACGGCGGTGAAATCGAAAATATATCCTCTATCAAGTACTTTGCTCCAAGATTGTACTCAGCGCAGTACAGAGCGGTTACGTCAAGGGATTATGAGGCGATTATTTCTTCGATTTACACCAATACAGAGTCTGTTGCAGTAGTTGGTGGTGAAGAATTGACTCCACCTAAGTTTGGAACGGTTCAAATTAGCATCAAACCTAAGAATGGATCATATATTTCAGACTTTGATAAGCAAAATATATTAAATGAACTTAAAAAGTACTCAATTGCTGGTATCAACCAGAAAATTATTGATCTGAAAGTGCTTTATGTTGAACTTGATTCAACCGTTTATTATGATAACTCAAGAATATCAAATGCTGATGATTTGAAGTCAAGAATCACCAATTCATTGACTGTTTATTCTAAAGATGTTGATATGAATCGCTTTGGTGGGCGATTCAAGTACAGTAAAGCACTGCAATTAATTGATAGGGTCGATAATGCAATTACTTCTAACATCACGAAGGTGAAGATTAGGAGAGATATGAAGGCACTTGTAAATCAATTTGCACAATATGAGTTGTGCTTTGGTAATAAGTTTCATATTAACCCTGCAGGATATAATATTAAGAGCACTGGATTTACTGTCAGTGGTTCAAATGACACTGTCTTCTTTACTGATGTACCAAACAAGGACGCAAATGGCAACTTAGATGGAAGTGGTAAGGGTGTACTCTCTGCTATTAGAAAAACTGATACAGATCAACTGCAGGTTGTTCTAAGGGGTGTTGGTACAGTTGATTATACTAAGGGAGAGATCTTAATTAATACTATTAACATCACTGGAACACAAGCAGATAATAACATCATTGAAGTTCAAGCATTCCCAGAATCGAATGATGTTGTTGGTCTGAAAGATCTTTATCTCACGTTGGATGTTTCCAATACTCAGATAAATACGATTAAAGATGTAATCGCATCTGGTGAGGATATTTCTGGTGTATCTTTTGCAAGAGATTACTATACTTCAAGTTACTCAAACGGAACCCTAGAGAGGAAATAAAATATGTCGCATTTTGAGAAGAGAGTTCAACTCAATAAGATTATTGAGAGCCAACTCCCTGAGTTTTTGGTTGCAGATTTTCCAAAAGCTGTTGACTTTTTTAGACAATATTATATCTCCCAAGAAAAACAGGGAGGTAACATTGATCTTGTCGATAATTTAGATCGTTACATCAGAGTAGATAATCTTGTACCTGAAGTTGTTGTTGGTAAAACAACTCTTTCCTCTGCAATTAGTGCAACTGATACCACAATTACTGTTCCATCAACTAAAGGATTTCCAGATGACTATGGTCTTCTGAAGATCGACGATGAAATCATAACATATACTGCAAAAACTGCGACAACTTTTACCGGATGTGTTCGTGGATTTAGTGGTGTTACTGGTTATGATCCTGGTCTTGCTGCTATTGTAAATGATGTCAATAAGCAATCATTAATTTTTACTGAAACAACTGCTTCTGCACATAGTGCTGATGTAGAGATACAAAATCTTAGTGCCCTCTTTTTACAAGAGTTTTACGTAAAACTCAAGAGAACTTTCACTCCTGGTCTCGAAGATTATGATTTTGTATCTGATCTTGATGTAGGAAACTTCATTAAACATGCTAGAAACTTATATCAATCAAAAGGTATTGAAGAGTCGATCAAAATCCTCTTCAAAGTTCTATATGGTGTAGAAGCAACTGTCATTGATCTCGAATCAAGACTTGTAAAACCATCCTCTGCAGATTATATTAGAAGAGAGACTGTTGTTGTTGAAGCAATTTCTGGTGACCCCTTTGCTTTAGAAGGACAAACCATATTTAAATCTACAGATCTCAGAACTAATGCTTCAGTTTCTGATGTTGAGATTTTTACTAGAAATAACGAAACATTTTATAGACTTGGTCTGTTCGTTGGATATAATGATAGGGATCTAATTGAAGGTACATTCACTATCCCTGGTGCCTCTAGAGTTACTGAGACAGTATCTGTAGGGTCTTCAGTCATCAATGTTGATTCTACGATTGGATTTGGTCAGACTGGTACAGTTGTTGCTGGAAGTAGTCTTATTGATTATACGTCTAAGAGTATTAATCAATTATATGGTTGCAGTAATGTTGGTGCAGGCATCACAGCAGGCACTAGAATCCGCTCTAATGAGACTGTTTTTGGTTATGAGGGTGGAGATACCTCTAAGCGTGTAGATCTCCGTGTAACGGGCGTTCTGGCGGACTTCAAACCTCTTGGAAAACTATCTCTTCTTGAAGAGGGTGAAGAAATTGAAGTAAGAAATGTTGGTGAAGTTATCACCAATCCAACAAACGATAGATCTTACAAGCAAATTTTTGCAAATTCCTGGATTTATAATACTAGTTCGACATATGATATCGAAAATATCAATGGTTCAATCTTTACTTTAAAGAGTGATATTGACAAGTCAAGTCTTAAAGTTGCAGATACAGTAGATATTCTAAACGGCGATTTTGTTGTTGGTGCTGCAGCAACAGTTGTTTCTATCAATGAACCAACAAGAGAAGTAATCCTTGGTAATATTGTAGGATTTGCTGCCTCTGTTGGTGTTGATTACAGTATTCGTAGAAAATTTGAGAAGGCAGAAAGTGTTGGTGTTGCACTATCATTGGGTAATGATACGTACATTTCGGATGTACTTAATGTATATACCGACGAAAGAGATGAGTTTGGATATGTTGCTTCAAACTCTTTACCATCATATAAGATCTATGATGATATTAGAGAACATACTGTAGTAGCTATTAACAATAACAACCTAGTTTCTTCAGTCAATTTTGATTTCAGAGATGGTGATGAGGTAGTATATACTTCTTCCACTCCTATTTCTGGATTAGTTTCTGGTGCATCATACTATGTTAAAATTGGTACTCTAAAAAATGAAATGGAATTATATGGTTCTAGAGGAGTATTAGGAGCACTTAAATCTCCTGTACAACTTGGACCATATATTCAAGGAGTACACACTTTTACTCTTAGAAGACACGAAGATAGAGTTCTTTCGCCAAATCAAATTCTCAGAAAGTTTAGTCTCAAAACTTCACTTTCTGATGTCAAGAGTGAAAAAAGACCTCTTGGATCTATCGGTATTTTAATTGATGGTGTTGAAATCTCCAGTCCAGAATCTAGAGACAAAGTCTATTTTGGACCAATTGATGAATTTGAAGTTCTCAATGGTGGTAAAGATTATGATGTAATCAATCCTCCAAAAATCACTATTGGTAATCCAGTTGGTTCAGCAAATACTACTGCTTTAGTTGAAGCAGTGATTGTTGGCGATGTAAAACAGGTATTGGTTGATCCACAGGACTTTGATATTGAATCAATTGAAGGTGTTTCTCTTACTGGTGGTAATGGATCTGGTTGTGAATTAGAACCAGTTTTAGGTGATAGATTTAGAGAACTTGAATTTGATAGTCGTGCCCGTGCTCTTGGTGGTGGTGTAGATATTGATTTTGAAACCATCAATTTCACTAAACCACACAATCTTTCTACTGGGCAACACATCATTTACAATCAAAATGGACATGATCCAATCTCCATCGGTGTATTTGGTGATCCCACACAAACAATTACAGGAACTCTTGTAAGTGGTGATGAGTATGTTGCCAGATTTGTTAATACTTCAGCAATCACACTTCACAAGAACGATGCAGATGCTGCTGCAGGTATTAATACAATTGGTTTCTCTACAGCAACTGCTGCCAGCGGTATTCACAAATTTAGAACACTTTCTAAGAAGAATTTAAGAGAAGTAAGAGTTCTTAATTCTGGATCTGGGTATTCTCATAGAAAGTTAAGAGTCAATCCAGTTGGTGTATCCACAGAATACAATACAATCACATTTAAGAATCACGGATTTAAGACTGGTGAGATTGTTGATTACTCAACTGATGGAACTGCAATTGCAGGTCTTGATGTTAATAACAGATACTCAATTCTCAAACTTGATGATAATCGTTTCCGTTTGATTGATGTTGGCATTGGTGGAACTGTCACAACAGATCTTACAAGGTCAAAAACAGTTGATATTACTAGCACAGGTATTGGGACACAAGTATTTCAATATCCACCAATCACTGTAGATGTAAATGTTTCTTATGGTTCCACACTTGGTGGATCATTTACATTTACACCAATCGTTACAGGTGAGATTGAATCTGCATATCTTTATGAAAAAGGAACTGGTTATGGATCAAATACTTTAAATCTGCATAAGAAACCTTTAATTTCCCTCTCTCAAGGTAAGAACGCTCAGGTATCACCCATCATTTCTAATGGTAGAATCGTTGATGTCCAGATTTTAAACAAGGGTGAAGGATACAGATCTGTTCCAACAATCACTGCAGAAGGTGATGGCACTGGTGCAGTTTTGAGACCTATTCTGGGTGGTACTAATAACGAACAACTACAAGATGTTGTTGTTATTAATGGTGGTATTGGATATAGTGACTTCAAAACTAGATTATATGTAAATCCAAGAGGATCGGGTGCTAAGTTTGATGTAAGAGTTAGAAGTCTTACTGTCAATGATGCAGAAAGATTTGGAGAGTATTCTAAGAATAGACATGAAAGAATATTCTCAAATCTGTCTACAGATGAGACTAATGATGTTCTTGTTTATTCAATGTATGGATATTCAAGTGATCTTGCAGTTAAGTTTGGAGATCTTGGTGGTAACCACTCACCAATTATTGGTTGGGCATATGATGGTAATCCAATCTATGGTCCATACGGATATTCCACAAGAGATGATGTTCAATCGGGTGTTAGACTTCTGAAATCTGGATATTCTCTTAATAAGGATGCAATCGAGAATAGACCTGCAGTTTCAGACTTCCCCGAAGGATTCTTCATTGAAGATTATCAATATACTGATGATGGCGATCTTGATAGGCATAATGGAAGATTCTGTAAAACCACAGAATTCCCTAATGGTGTTTATGCATATTTTGTTGGTGTTTCAACTTCTGGTAATGCTGTTCAACCAGCATATCCATATTTTGTTGGAAATGATTTCAGATCAAGAGTTATCAAAGAAAATTTCACTTTAGATCAGAAGTTTGATTTTAATAATTCAGATCTTGTACGTAACACATTCCCATATAAGGTAAATGATTCCAATGCAGATTATGATTTCATCAATGAATCATATGAGTCATTCCCACAAATTGCCAGAATTGATTCTGTAACACAGGGAGATGTTGATGATGTACTGGTAACAGATGGTGGTACGGGTTACAGAATTGGAGATCGAGTCAATTTTGATCAAACAGATACTGAGGGTATGGGTCTCAGGGCAGAAGTATCTGAAATTGTAGGTGTTGATATTGAAAAGATTGATACAACATTAGAAACTTATGAGAGTGTTGTATTTGAATGGGATACTGATAGACAAGTTTCAGGTTATTTTAGAGATGGATTTGATGACTTTAACAACACAGATGTTGTTTTAGTATCTGGTCTTTCAACAGCAGTTACATACTTAGCGGATTCCCATAAGATTGGATTCTCTACAGAAACTGTTGGTCTTGCTAAGACGATGACCACGTTTAGTGGTGCAACTCCTCAAGTTGGTGTATTTGAGGATATTCTTTTAGACAATATTCCGACTGTTTCCGTTGGTAATACAATAACAATTTTCTCCGATCTTGGAACAGAAAATGTTAGAGTTTTGAATAACTTTAACAATGGTATTCTGAGAGTTCAAAGATTTGGTGCGGCACCAACATTCAATGCAGGCGTTGCACACTCTACTGGAAGTCAAGTTAATGTTATTAGTGATAGAATTAAACTTCCTGTTAGAACTAAGAAATTTACTTCTGAACGCGATAATCTTTATTACTTCAACCCAACTGAAGCAGTTGGTGTCGGAATTACTGATGGTGGTGCTGTTTCTAGAAGAATTGAAGTTGGAGACACTGTAACAAATGTATCGATTCCAACGAGAACAATTTACTTACCAAATCACCCATTTAAAACAGGACAAAAAGTAACATTATCGAAGGGTGCTGGTAATCCAAGTTCTTTCACCGTTGGAATGAATAATGTAAATGCAAATACATTTTTCATCCCAGATCCTACTACTAAAGAAACTGACCTTTATGTGATTAACAAGGGAAGAAATTATATTGGTCTTGTAACTGAAACTGTGGGTGCTGTTGGAGTTGGTACCACTTCTGAAGGTTTGTTCTTCTATAATGTTGGTAATGCTGCCGATAGAGCAGACTACTTAATTAAGACAAACAAAAAGCAAGTAACTGGAGATGTAAGTAGGATTACAACTTTGGTAAGTTGTGCAGAAACACACGGTCTCAGTAGAAATGATACGATCAAATTGAACGTTTTACCAAATACGATCGTTGGTGTTGGCACTACTGCCGCTTTGAGACTGGCACTTAATCTTGATGAGAAGAAGATTCTGGTTAATCCAACAGGAGTTCTTGCGGCAAATATTAATGTAAGCAGGAATCAGATCACATTAACAGATCATGGTTACAACACTGGTGATAAGATTTACTATACAGGTAACTCTAGTCTTGATGATGGCGATTACTTTGTGATTCGCGATTCTCTGAATACTTTCCGTCTTGCAGAAACGATTTATGAAACAAATCCTGCAACTGAAAAAGAAATCAACATCACAAGTAATGGATCTGGAACTCACACATTTGCTCTTGTAAATCCAAAAATTGATGTTGTTAGAAATTCCGATCTTCAATTCAACCTGCAAGATCCATCACTCTTTGGATATCAGTTAAGAGTTTTTAGAGAAAAGGAGTTTGCTAACGAATTTGTTAGTGTTTCAGATGATGCCAACTTTAACGTTGTTAGCACAGGTTCTACCATTGGTATTGGTACTTTAGGTGAATCTGCATTGACTCTTAGATACTCTAAGAATATCCCATCCAGATTATTCTACACTCTAGAAAAATCTGGGTACATCAGTACTGCAGACGCTAGCGTAATCGATTACTCTCAGATTAATTACGTTAACAGTGAGTATAATGGAAATTACAAAGTATTTGGTGTAACTGGATTAGGAAACACCACAACATTTAAGATTTCTCCAGTTAAAATTCCTTCAGTTCTCACATACGATCAATCGATGTGTGATAAACTTGAATTCAATACCAAGTCTACCTCTGCAATTAGTGGATCTATTGCAAAAGTAAAAATCACTTCTAAGGGATTTAATTTTGAAAAACTTCCCAAGTTTACTGATGTAACTTCTGTAAATGGTGTTAATGCTAATATCACCTTAAAATCTAATTCTATTGGTCAACCTAAGAAAGTAAGATTTAAGGATATTGGATATGATTATGCATCAGATAAAACACTCAGACCTCAAGCATTTGTTCCACCAGTTGTCAATGTAGATAATCTTGATACTGTAAAGGATTTTGACATTATTTCTGCTGGATCAAGATATCTCAGAGAACCAAATGTTCTTTTAATTAATGATACCACAAAAGAAATTATTGATACTGATTCTCTGTTAGCAAAAACACCTAATGGTGCAATCTCCGAAATTCAACAGTTAGCACCTCTATTTGGATTGCAATCAGAACCACACAAACTTGTGTTTGTTGATAACTCTAATGGTGTCGGTATCTCTACTATGAGTGGAGATGGTATTAGTGGCATTGCTACTTGCACCTTAGTTACACCAGTTCTTGGTTTCGTTGAACCGCAGTTTGAAGTTGGTGATGAAATTTTTGTAGAAAAGATTGAACTTGAAGGGTCTGGTGACGGATATAACTCCGAAGCATATGATTATCGCTTCTTCAAGGTTACGGATTATGATAATACAAGTCCTGCAAAATTAGAATTTAAAATTGTAGATGATTCTGGAGTAGGATTATCAACCAATGTTGGTGTTGCAAAGACTATTCAGTCTGGATATGCAACAATTATCAACAAAAAGTATTACCCTGATGTTAAAATTGTTCAAGAAAGAGCGAAGTTCTTCCAGAATGAGCAATTATATGTAAATACCACAGGTGCATCTTATGTTGAAGAAGATGTATTTGTAACCTTAATTAGAGATGATTATATTAAGGTAAAAGGAAAATATGATCTGAATCCAGGTGATAAAATTAAAGGTGTTGTTAGTGGTGTAGAGGCAGATGTAACTTCTGTTGTTAGAAATAAAGGATACTTTACAGTCGATTATTCCTCTAAGCAAGAGATTGGATGGAGAGATGATGTTGGTAAGATTAGTGAAGATTATCAAGTTATTCCAAATAATGACTACTATCAGAACCTTTCTTATTCTGTTAAGAGTCCCATCACTTGGGATGATCAAACAGGACCTGTAAATAGCATCATTCATCCTGCAGGTCTTAAGAACTTCGCTGATGTTGGTGTAACATCTACTGCATCTTCTAAAGCGGGATTAGGTGGTACAACTACCAGTATTGCAATTTTGGATGTTGTCAACGAAAGAAGAGTTGATATTATCAATAACTTTGATAATGCTGTTGATTATGACGTTAGAACTTCAACAACTTCAAACTTTGACCAATCTAAGTTCCTGAAGATTCAAAACAGAAAGCTTGATGACTATATTGAGTGCAGAACTAATAGAGTTCTAATTCATGATGACATCAGCGATAAATTCTCTAGCAGAGGATTCAAGGATACATTCATTGAATTGGATGTTATTGACTTTGCTGATAGTTATGTTGGATATGTTATTCAAATTGTTGATGCAGAAACAAAAGATGTTCAGTTAAGTGAACTTGTATATCAGTCAACAACATTAGATTCGTTCCTATTTGAGAAGTATACAAACTTCACTAAAGAAAAACTTGGAGATTTTACAACTAATATTGAAACTAATGGAAGAAAGACTCTGATCTTTACCCCAACTGATCCATTTGAGAGAGATCATGACATCAAGATTCTGAAGAGAACTTACCTTTATAGTGCAATTGCAGGTGGTGGAGTTGGTATCGGAACTACTACATTTGGTAGTATTGATCTTGTTGGATCATTTGTTTCTGGTATTGGTAGTGTAGGAACTGCATCTAGCATTAAGACATTGGTTGAGTTCCCAACCTCAGACTTCACTGGAATGTATGCGAAGGTTGAAATTGGTGATAGATTCTCGAATGATCTTAATTATATTGAAGCATTTGTTGATTTTGATGGAACAGATACTTTCCTGAGTGAATATTATTTTGATAATCAATCACTCTCTTATAGTGCATCTAAAACTGGTATACTTTCCGCAGTTTATGATGCAAATGCGGGTATTGTTTCACTAACCGCACAGAACGTTGGTATTTCCTCTCTGGTCGGTCTTTATGATGTTCGCTCTACAGTTGTTGGATTTGGTTCTACAACCTCTGGTATCGGCACCTATAGGTATCTGGTGAACAATCAACCTCCAGGTACTGAGAAGAGTATAAGATTGGAATCAACATATGCAACTGGTACTGGTCCAGTAAGAGTTGGTACTTTTGATCTTGCAACTGTTGCCTCCTCTAATTCTGTTGTTCGTGTTGCTGCAGGACAAACTTCTGCTATTCATCAGGTTTCGATTCTTTCCAATACATTACAAACTACAGTAACCCCTGGTCCATTCATTGGTGTTCGCAATAATACTGGACTTGGAACATTTGGTGGAGAAATTGATGGATCTAATTATTATTTGAACTTCTATCCAGATTCTCCATATGATGTAACTGTACAAGGATACAATGAGGTATTCTATACTGAGCAAGACTTTGATAATACTCCTATACCAAATACATATGGTCCTGCTCAAGGAGAAGTTCTCTATGATGCATATGATGGTATTAACGGATTGAGAGCGAACAGAACTAAGTTCCCACTTAGACATGACGGTAAACCAATCTATGTTAAATCATTTGTACCAACTGATACTACTCAAGTCGATTATGCAACAGGTATCATTACTCTCCGCGACCACTTCTTCAACACTGGTGAAGAGCTGATCTATACTCCAAAATCAACTTTTGTTGGTATTGGATCCACTGCAATGGGTATTGGATCTACTGAAAGTTATACTGGTGTTGTTACCGATAGACTTCCAGATAGAGTTTATCCTATTGCACTTACACCAGACACCTTTAAGTTAGCAACAAGAAGAGAGTACGCTAAAGAAGGTATTGGTGTCACATTTACTGATGCTGGATTGGGTAATATTCACGAGTTGGAATTTACCAAGAAACTTTCCAAGACTGTCATTTCTCTTGATGGTATCGTACAGCAACCAATTGCTTTCACACCAATCAAACATAGTTTGGCATTTAACAATGGTGGCATTTCTGTTGGCATTAACACCTTCAATCTCACTGGTATTAGTTCACTGCAACCAAGGGATGTTCTGAAAATTGATGATGAATATATGAAGATTGTTGAAGTTGGATTCAGTACCAACATTAATGGAGCACTTCTTGGACCTATCAATGGAATTATTGCTGCTGGAACTGCTGCAACACACCCAACAGTTGCTGTTCAAAGAGGTGTCTTAGGTTCTACTAAGGCAACACACTCTGATGGTGCAGAAGCGAGAATCTATAGAGGAGCACTTAATATTGTTGGCAACGATGTACACTTCATCGATCCACCTAAAGGAAATACAAGAGCAGCAAGAAATGAATCTAATCTGCCATATGTCAAGGCAGAATTCTCTGGAAGAACTTTCCTGAGATCAAATTATGAAAAGAATATGCTGTTCGACGATGTTTCGGATAGTTTCACTGGAGTTGGTAAGACTTATACTCTTACAACCTCTGGTTTGAATACAACTGGTGTTGGTATTGGTAGTGGAATTCTGTTCATTAACGGAGTATTCCAGACACCATCCACACTTAATAATGCTGGCAATAACTATGAGTTTGAACAAGATACAACTGCAGGAATCTCCAGTGTAGTATTTACGGGTATTACATCAGTTGATGGATCATATATTCAATCTGAATCTGATATAAACCAGAATCAATTACCAAGAGGTGGTCAAATTGTATCTCTGGGTTCAACACCTGGTCTTGGATATGCACCTTTGGTTGGTGCTAAGTTCATTGCAGAAACTAATTCATCTGGTGCAATCACCGATGTTGTGGGTGTAAACACATTCATTAATCCAGTTGCAATTACAACTGCTCATTATGATAAGGTTAGTGGAATTCTTGAAATTGAAACTGCAGATTCTCACTACCTTAAGGGTGGAGATAGGGTTAGATTGGTTGGTTTACACTTTACTTGCACACCAGCATATAGTGGTGTAACCACGACCATCTTCCCAGATCATAACAGATCACTTGATATTGAAAATATTATCGATTCTACAAAACTGAACGTACAGGTTGGTCCTAGCACGATTACTCACCATTACCTTAAGGATGGTGAAGTATTCCAACACTTCGATCTGAATGTTGGTTCTGGATACAGACACCCAGTTTCAATTGGAGTAACTGATCTTGCGTTCGTTCATAAGTTTGTTCGTGCCGTTTCCGATAGTGTTTCATCTAAGAGAGCAATCGGTATTGATGTAACAGCACCAAATAATAGTAATTACAATGTTACTGGTAATGATAGAAATGGTGATGTTTCAGGCAACAATCAAACTATTACAGTTGCTGTTGGTGATACATTAACATTCAATTTAAATTATGGTGCTGGACAACATCCATTCCATATTAGAGATAGTGCCGGTGGTTCTGATGTATCTTCACCTGCTGCCACTAATAATGGTGCTCTTGGTGGAGGCACAGTTATCTGGACACCAAATACTCCAGGAACTTATGTTTATCAGTGTGATAGTCATCCAGCTATGGTTGGTACTATTACTGTTACTGCTGCGGCAACTCATACACCATCCAAAGCAAACTACACTTCTAGAACTGGTGTTCTGAGACTTACTGTTGCTAATCATGGATTAACATCTAATGATACAATCAGAATTGCTGATGATGGTTTGATCTTTACTTGTGATGAGGATCAGCACTTTACTGAACAACCATATCCAAGATCAACTGATCCAGCATCTGGTCAAGATCTTACAATTACTTCAGTTACTACAAATACCATTACCGTGAATGTTGGTTCTGGTGGTGGAGCAGGAACTGGAGCGGTAATTGATGCAGTTGTTGGTGCTGGTGGAACACTTGCATTGAGTGTGACATCTGCTGGAACTGGATATAAGAATCCAAGAATTGTGATTCCCGAACCAGTTTATGAGAATATGGAAATTGTTGGTGTCTCTAGACTTGGTGTTGGTGCAACGACAGAAACGGGAAGAAATGTTCTTGTCAATCTGACTATTGGGCAAACAACTGAAAAGGCACTTGGTGATAGATTCTTTGATGCTGCAAATCTGATTGAAGCAAATACTGCATTGATTGCTGATATTGCTTACGGAAGAATGTTAGCACAGTTCCCATCATATACTCCACCAGCAGGAACTAACGGTCAAGATTGTAAGGATGATATTGTTGATGTTCTTGAGTCTGTTGCATACAACCTCAAATATGGTGGAAATGACTACACTGTAGACGCAGCAAATCTCTACATCACTGGAGCACACGTTTCTGGTGAAGAGCAAGAAACTGCATATGCCTTCAATCAGGCAAGGGATCTGGCAGTTCAGGCAATGAGAAATGAGGCAATGACCATTGGTGGTTATAGCACCAGAACTCAGGTATTTGATCTTTCAGTTACTTATGATACTACTAAGCATACCCCAACTAATGTTGCATATACTGCTTCTTCTGGTATCACTACAATCACCGTTCCAAATCACGGATTCTCTAATGGTGATCAAATCAAACTGAGAACTAATTCGATCGTATTCAAGTGTGATAAGGATAATTATGCTACCGAGCATAGATATCCTCGCCCAACTGATCCTGCTGCCGATACCTTCTTGACTATTAGTAATGTAACTACAAACACGTTTAGAGTTAATGTTGGAGCATCTCCAGTTGGTGAACAATATAATCACGTATTTGTAAGTTCTGAACTTGCTTCTGTTGAGCGTAAGTTATCTTCCACAACTACACCCGCACAATGTGCAAACGTCCAATCTGCAATTCATACATTAGTTGGTATTGTTACAACTGCTGTTGTATCCTCAAGTATTCCACCAAGAACTGTAGCACCTGGTGCTCAGTACAGTGTTGATTCATTCAAACTTGTTAGAAATGGATATGATTTCCGCCCAGGAGACATTGTTAAGGTTGTAGGTCTTGTAACTGCAAAAGATTTTGCACAACCAACATCTGAGTTCCAAATTGAAATTACACAAACTTTCAATGACTTCTTCTCTGCCTGGTCCTTTGGTGAGATGGATTATATTGATAGCGTTGCTGGATTCCAAGATGGAAAGAGAAAAAGATTCCCAATTTATTATGTTGGTGAACTTCTGAGTTTTGAATTGGATAACAATTCTCCACTTTCGGCAGCAATTGATCTCGATGCAGTTCTTGTAATTTTTGTGAACGGTGTTCTTCAAACTCCTGGAAGAGCATATACATTTACTGGAGGTTCTTCTTTCATCTTTACAGAACCACCACAACCTCAAGATAAGGTTGATATCTTCTTCTATGTTGGACAAGATGGTGTTGATGTTACTAAGATTGAAGTTAAGGAAACAATCAAGAAAGGTGATGACATCTTTATGAACAGACATCCTGTATTTACAGATGCTGTTAGAGACCTTTATGATAGACAACTTCGTAATAGAACTATTGCTGATATTTTAGGATCAGATCTTATTGAAACCGATATCTATACTGGTCCTGGAATCAATGATGTTGACTTCAGACCATTCGACTGGACAAAACAAAAAGTTGATAAGTTTGTTAAGGGCGATCTTGTTTCTAAGGCAAGGGATATTCTTGAAGCAAGAATCTTCCCAACAGCAAAGATCATTGGTGATGTTACACCAACTTCATCCGAAATCTTTGTTGATAATATTCAGTTCTTCAACTATGAGGAAGAGGTTTATACTCACCCAACTTTCAGCAATCTCTTTGATACCCTCGATGCTGTAATTATTGATAGTACAGAACCAGTTGCTGCTGGATTTACTGCTACTGTTTCTGCTGGTGGAACAATTTCTGCGATAACAGTTACAAATCCAGGTGCAGGATATACTGCATCTCTGCCAGTTAAATTCTCGGCACCTAAGACTATTGGTGTTGGAATTGGAACTACCGCAACTGGAACTGCTGTTGTTGGTGCAGGTGGTACTATTGCATCCGTTACCATTACAAATCCAGGTCTTGGATATTCACAAACAAATCCACCACACGCAATTATTGAAGTTGCTGGTCCTATTAAGGAAGAAATTAAAAAAGCAACCAATATTCAGGGATTCTCTGGAATCATTACTGGAATTTCGACAACAACAGGAACTGGTGGACATCCACTTGCACTGAAAATTAACTTCCGCGCACTTAAGGATTACACTGTTGGTGGTGAAGCACAGCTTGCTTCTGATGCACTTGATTTGGTCGCTGGATATCCAATTGTGGTTTATGACACCAAAGTTGGAACTGGTGTAACTTCGGTATTCGGCAATAATAATGATGTTGTTGCTATCGGCAACACATTCCTTGATAATGTTTATGTTGTTAGCCAGAAATCATTTGAAAATGGACCTGATGCTGAACTTATTTTGAATATTCATAGCGATAGTCCTGTTGTTGGTATTGCAACTACAGGTTCATTTGAAGATAATCAGGCAGGTGCAGCAACAACTGCTCTTGGATACCTTTCTTGGGGTAGAATATATAATTATGATGCACGAGAAGGCGGTGTTTCTATTGGTGTAACCGGACTTACTGTTGATGCAGGATTATCTACTTTCCCTGTTCTTCAAAGAAGAGGAAATCTTGGATTCGATAAAACTGGTGCAATTAGATCCAACAAACCAATTGTTAATTCTGCAGATATAGTTGCAGATAATCAATTGCCATTCTACGGTAATTGATACCTTTCGTTATAAGCTATAAATATATAAAAAACGATAACGATGTCAGCGATTGTTACTGATCAATTTAGAATTCTGAATGCCAGTAATTTTGTGGACTCTATTGAGTCCAACTCTTATTACATTACTCTCGGTTTGGCAAATCCAGTGGCTGCTGGATATGGTAGAACCAGCGATTGGAATACTAATCCACCATCACCAACAGATAATCTTTCGTATGCTGGTCATACGGGAGATACAATTCTGTTTGGAAAGAAAATCACTTCTGCTAATGTTAGAAGGATTGTTAGGAGGATTGACTGGACGGCAGGAACTAAGTATGAAATCTATAGAGATGATTACAGTGTTCAGAATAGAGCACCAATAACAAACGCTGCTCGTTTGTATGATGCAAATTATTATGTAATGAATGAAGACTACAGAGTCTACATTTGTATTGAAAATGGTTCAAGTGGAACAAATCCAAAAGGAAATGTTTCGCAGGATCAACCAACATTTACTGATTTGGAACCATCCAGAGCAGGTGATAGTGGAGATGGTTATATTTGGAAATATCTTTTCACTATTAGTCCCAGTGATATCATCAAGTTTGATTCTACAGATTATATCACAGTGCCTAACAACTGGGATACATCATCAGATGCTCAAATTAGAGCAATGAGAGAATCTGGAGATTCTACTGTTAATGAGAATCAAATTAAAACAGTTTATATTGATGATGCTGGAGGCAGTTATGCTAACGGTCTTGGGCAAGAGATGAATATTATTGGTGATGGCACTGGCGGAAAGGTAAGAGTTGATGTTGAAGGTGGAAAAATTACAAATACAGTTGTAGTTTCTGGTGGTAAAAATTACAGTTATGCACTTGTAGATCTTGGATCAATCAATTCAAACACCACTTCTACCCCTGCACATTTGATTCCTATCATTCCTCCATCTAGGGGTCATGGGCACGATATCTACAAAGAACTTGGAACTGACAGAGTTTTAGTTTATGCAAGGTTTGATGATTCTACAAAGGATTTCCCAGTAGATACAAGTTTTGCTCAGGTATCAATCGTGAAGAATCCAACTGCTGTTGGAACTTCAAATACCTTTACTGATAACAATTTCAATGGGTTGTCAGCATTTAAATTTAACAATGTTACAGGAACTCCTAAAGTTGGTGAAAAAATTGAGCAGACTGTTCAAAACGGCACTGCAAAAGCATTTGGATATGTTGCTTCATTTGATACGGAAACCAAAGTTCTCAAGTATTTTACTGATAGATCTTTGTTCTATAATCAAACTACAAAAGATCAGCAAGATTATACTGGCATTTCAACAAATGGCAGACCATATGCCTTTGAATCTTCATCCAATCTGATTAGTGGTCAAACATCCTCATTTACTGGGGCGATTGACACTGCATTTGCAGGGATTGCTACAAATCCAACTGGAGTTAAGCAAATTAATCTGGGTGTAAGTTTCACAGCAGGGATGGCAGTTCCTGAAATAAATAAAGGATCAGGGGAAGTTATCTACCTTGACAA